CGGCCACTGCGCGTCGCGCAGCGCCACCAGCAGCCGCGCCATGTCGATCAGCACCTGCTTGGCGCTTTCCAGGTCGCGCACGTTGTCTTCAATCCATGCGACGGTTTCCGCTTCGTCCCACGTCGCCCAGCCCGGAATAGCCGCCGCGCGTGCCGGCGCGTCGTCGGCGGTTTTGCGCGCCGCCTGTTCCGGCGTCAGCGCGTCCGGGTCGTGTGCGGCCAGCACGTCGAGCGCCGCGTCTTCGTCGTCGTCCTGCGGTTCCAGCACGTGCACCATGAGCACGTCGCCGGCGACGCTGATGCCGCTGATACGGTCGCCGAAGCGCGCCCGCATGGCGCGGTCGAGCGCGGACACGTTGGCTGCCTCAGGCAGCGGAAACTCAAGCGTTTGCATCTCAGACCTCCATCAGCCAGAAGCGGCGTGTGGTAATCGTCACGGTCCCGGTCGTGCCCGCGATGGGGATGACCTTCGCGCGCAGGCGAAAGGTATGCATCGCGGGGCTTAGTGTGTCGGACATGTAGAGCATCACGAAAGGCTCGCGTCCGGTGCCCTGCAGGTACTGGCGCACGTAGCCGTCGCTGCCAGCCACGTCATCGACCCCATCCACGGTGAGGTTGAGATGCAGCTCCACCACCCCGCTCTCGTTATGGTTGGCGTAGCCCAACCCCATCAGCAGCACGCGCCCGCCGGCTGCCGTCACAATGTTCTGCGTCTCGAACACGTTGACGTAAGATGAGCTGCTGGTGGTCAGCGTTTGCAGGCTGCCCATCAACGTGATCGGCGGAGACTTCAAGTACAGCAGATTCTCAACGATCTGACTGTTCCAGATGGCGGGCGTGATCAGCGTCCCGACGCTCTGTGTCACAGGTGCATTCCAAGCCATGATGATGCGCTCCTAGAATCCGAGCCGGGTCGTCTCGCCCAACTCGCTATACCCTTCTATCCCAAACAGCCACCCCGCATACGGCGCGGCGGGTTCCAAGCGCCAGGTAGTTTCGTGATACTTGCCGCCCGACGTGACGCGGTGGATTTCGCCGATGATGTGATAGTCCCCTTCATGCTCAATCTGCGGCGCGGCCAGCGTAATCCGGTCGCCCATCGTCCGGCGGATCTGCGCCTCCCGGTACGCCGCGTTCCGGTTCTTGAGCTGCACCGCGTACACCAGCCCGCGCGGCGCGTTGTGCAGCAGCAATTCCCACTTGGCGATTTGCTCGGCCTCGCTGACTTCATCCAGCAATCGCGCGTCAATGTACAGCTCGCGCCGCCCGTAGACCGCGACAGTATTGACGTCCTCTTCGAGCGCGTCCTGATACCCGTAGCTCGTCAGCCGCCGCCCGCGAATAATCAACGTGTCCAGCGAGGCGTTCTCAATTGTGCTCAGGTTGGTCAGCGCAATCTCTGCCGAGGTCGCGCCCGGCGTGATTTGCACGCTCAGGTTGCCCGTGGTGGCCAGCGACCCGTCCCCCGCGTTCGGCACGGTGATGTCCATCCCCGCGACCATTGCGTCGCTGTCGGCTTGCCGGTAGCTGACGCGCAACGTGCGCGCGGCGCTGGGCCGCAGCGTAATCGGCTCGTCCAACTTATAGAGCACTTCGCTGGCCGTGCTGCTGATCGTGCGCGGCGCCACCCGCACGCGCACCGCCGTAAACAGGTCGTCGCCATAGACATATTCCAGCGCCTGGTACTGTTCCAGGCGCAGCACCGGCAGGATGGTGGTCTGCAAGTGCGCGCGGTTCCAGAAGACTGCCTGCCCGTCGCGGTCGAAGAAGAAGCGCCCGCGCTCGGCGCGCACCAGGTCATAAATCGCGCCATACGCATCCGCTTCGTCCCAGTTGTCCCCGACGTAGCTCAACGTCACGTTGCCTTCGTCAAAAGACGTTTTGCCGGCGGCGTCCACCAGCCGAGTCGTGACGCCCAACTCGCTCGCCCCGGCAATGCCTAGCCGCCACTCGCCGGAGAGCTTCGGCGGAAAAGTCACCGTCTCGAAGATGGCGCGAATGGCCTCGTCGGTCCGCACGTTGGTCAGCAGGTCCAGCGTGACCTTCGCCGCTTGCATGTATTGCTTGCCGCCCAGCGCGACGAGGCGCGCGTACAGCGGACCGTGGTCCCCGCCCGGCGTCCAACTCGGCTGAATCTGGTCAAGCCAGCCACGCCACATGATGTTCGGCGCGCCGGTCGCGTCCACCATCTCAACCAGCACCGGCACGCCCGGCGCCAGCAGCCCGTAGAGCGGGCTGCTCTCGTTCTCCGGCGTAAAGCGGCGGTCGGTGTTGACCACGGTCATCTCTAGCCGCGCCTCGTCGGCAATCTCCTGATACGGCATGTACATGCCAAGCGACCATTCCGCCTCAACCACCCGGTCGCTGATATCGTCAAAGGACTGCGTCATCGCCCCGTCGCGGTCCCAGTCGCAGCGCACGCGCAGCGTCATGTCACGGTCCCACGGGCCGGGCGGCGGCGGCGGCGGGGTGGGCGCCGTCAGGGTCAGCGTGCCGCTGGTCGTCGCGCCACCCGCCGCCGATCCAGCAAGCGCCGCCGCGCCGGACGTGGGTTCGGAGACGAAGAAGTCCCCGAACTCGATTTCGGCGCGCATGTGGTAGCTACCCATCGCAGCGGTGAACATGCCCCACCACGCGCCGCAATCCCCCGCTGACCTCCGTGCCGCCGCCCGAGTCGGTCGGCGCGGACGTGTAGAGCGCCACATAGACTGTCGCCGGGGCGGTGTAGGTCGTGCGTCCGAGCAGGTGGTCGAGCACCTTGCCTTCGAGATAGTCGGATTTACTCATCAGCGCACCTTGAGCCTATAGCCTGCGTCCTGCGCGGCCTGCTCCAACTGCCGGACCGCGCCGCGCCAGTCGCCAAATGTGTTCAACTGCTGCACGACAATCGTCGGGCTGCTCCCGCCGCTGGCGCTGCGGTCGAGCACCAGCGCGCCGCCGCGCGGCACGACATACTCACCTTTGTGAACGATCCCCGCCACCTCATTCGGTGACCCCACGCCGGTAAAGCCACCCTTGGCAAACGGCGTAATCGCCCGCCCGCCATAACGCGGCGCCCCGCTGGGCGCCGCTGGCGCGCCGCCGCCGGGATCATTCACACTCAGCGTGACCACAAACGGCATCATCGTCAGGCGCGCGATCCGTTCCTCAATCGTGCCAAGCTCCGAGTTAATCGTGTCGATGTACGGCAAGCTCTCCGATGACCACGTTTCAAACCAACTGGTCGCGCCCTCGCTAAACTGTTGCGTCGCGTCTACGCCCTCGGTCGGCAGGCGTTGGATGGCTTCAAGCGCGTTTTCGGCGTCGCTCTGTAACGCCTGCAGCGCAGCGGCTGGGAAGTCAACCCCGGCGGTATACGTCTCGACCCCTGACTTCCACATATCGCGCAGCGGGACAGCCGGTGTCATCCCCCTTCCCTGCGGGTAAGCCGTCATGGGAGACGTCATCAGATGCAGAGCGCTCGGCAGGTCAATCTTTGACAGCCGGTCAATCGTATTCGTGACCGCCTCCCAATCATCCACTTTCAGATCCGCTTCCCACAAGAGCGAGAGCGGGCTGAGGTCCGTCTGCGCCAAAAGCGCCATCGCGTCGGCAAACTGCGCGGCAGTGACCTCGCCCGTGCCGAGCTTTTGCGTCAGGACTTCCACCCGCGCGTTGAACAATTCTGCCGTGGGTGTGGTCATGCCCGTCTGCCATTCAAACAGCTTCAGGGCTTCGTTGGCCAGTTCCGCGTTCACCCCCGCTTCGCCCAGCGCGTTCGCCATGACGCTGTACACCTCAGTGTCGAGACGCTCTGGCGAAATTTGGAAGAACTCGTCAAGCGATTGCGCGCGGGGCGGCGGCGCCAGCCGCGTCAGCATGTCTTGATACGCCTGCTGCTGGCGCGCCATATCCGCCATGTCAGGCATCATCCGCAAGGCTTCCGTGACCCCGTACCAGGCCGCCGGCAGGCCGCCGAAACGCCCTTGCCGGGGGTCCGCATAACTTGCCGCATCTGCCTCGCGGAAGGCGCGCATCTGCGCCATGCGCTGCTGTTCCGCGTACCGCGCCTGAGACGCCGCGATCTGCTCGCGCGTGCGGCGCGTGGCCGGGTCTACCTGCCAGGGCTGCACGTCGCCGCCCTGCCAGCCGCCTTGCGTGTAGTACTGCTGCCAGTACCACTCCTGATAGGCGTCTTGCCTCGGTACGCCGCTGCGATCGGTCGGCAGGCCCAACCCGCGCGCAAAGATGTGCGCCAGCGACCCGCCGTGCTGTCCGAGCGTTGTGAGGTAGGACGATTCAGGGAATTGAGGCAGCGGGCCGGTGGCCGCCGCGCCAAGTTCCTTATAGTTGGGCAGGTACCGGGTCACGCGGCTGCGCGACCGGGCGCTGGTGCGCGCAATCGCCTCTTCTTGCGCCCGATAGTACGCATCGTAGTAGGTATCGACAGACTGCCGCACATCGGGCGACAGCGCCGCGCCGTGCAGTTGCAGTCCGGCGATGAGCATCAGCGTGTCCATCCCGCCGCCGGTACCATACATCCGCAGCCGCCCGCGCGCGCTCCGGCTCGATTGTTCAATGGCGCGCAACTGCGCCTCGTAGTAGGCATCGTAGTACGCATTCACCGACTCGCGCACCGACATGCCCAACAAATCCCCTTTGGGCTGCAACATACCGCGCTGTTCCATGCCCAACGCGCCGCCCAGTTCAATCTGCGCGCGCAGGAACATGTCCAGATCGCCCCACATGGGCAGCGGCATCGCACCGCCCGTGCCGCGCGTTCCGCCCCCGCCGCCGCGAATCAGTGACTGCTGGCGTCCGAGCACGGCATCATACGGGTTGGAGATGTCTCCCTGCCCCGTGCCGCCCGCGTTCATGGCGTCGATCGCCCACTGCGGAAAGCCTGCCATCTCGGCCAGGATGCGCACTTTCCACGGCTCATCAGTCAGCACGTGCATCATCTCGATCATGCTCTCGACCGCGATAATGGCGCCGTCAAAGCCCTCGCCAATCTTCCAGCCGATGTCCGTCTTTAGCTCATTCCAAAAGATTTTCCACCGCTGCGTCGCCGCGCCGACCTCGATCAGCTCGTCGCCAAGCATATTCGCCTGTGCGGTCAGCCCTTCCATGACCGCCTGCTGGAACGCTTCCTCTTTTGTGAGGTTGGCGTTCAGGTCCATCAATTCTTCCATGCGCGCCCTCGTGTCCGACACGCTCAGACCGAGTTGGTCCAGGCGCCGCCACGACATGTTCGCAATCGTCAGGCTGATTTCCGAGATGGCGTCCGCCGCGCCGCTCAGTTGCGGCGAAGCCTGCCCGATGATGGTCGCGACGCGCACGAACTCCTGCGCTTCCTCGGACGTTTTCGCCAGCCCCAGGCGCAGCGACTGGTAGCCCAGTCCCGCCGCTTCCATCTCCGAAATCGTGCCGTGCGTGGCGGTCTTAATGGCGCGCATCCAGCGGTCGTATTCCGCCGCGCTGCCGAGCATATTGGTCAGGGCGATCCGCGAGCGCTCCGCCGCAAACCCCATCTGCGCCAGGTCATCGGCGGCCTTGAACGGCTTGGAGAACGCCGCGTACATCTGGCTTGCGGCGTTGGTCATAAAGAAGATGTCCTGCGCGCCGGAGCGGAGCCGGTTGAAGAACGTGTTGGCTGTGGTGGTTGCGCCTGCCAGCGAGCCGGTACCCGCGCCGGTGCCCGTGCCCGAGACGGTGCGCGCAAACGACGACAACTCGCGCTCCGCCGTCTGCAAGTCCCGGCGCAAGGGCGCGAGGTTGCCCATAATATCGACTTGCACACCGCTGACGCTCAACAGTCCCATGTTATTCGTCCCATTCTCCGCGCCGGTGCTTCTTGCCCATCGTTTCGCCGCGCAGGAAACCCCACAGACGCTGCTTGTCCGTCACGCTTAACGCTCGAAACTCGTCTGGCGTGTAGCCGAACTCCTGAGCGAAGCGGTACATCTGATAATCCGTGTACACCTCACCCGGCAGTTCGGCGTCGAACGTTATGGCGTCATGTAGCGCGTCATCGCTTTTTTTCGGACATCCTCGACCGACTGCCAGAGCGCGGTGACCAGAGGCAACCACTGCGACCACATATTGAGATTGAGATACGTCTGCTCGTCGGCAGGGTCGCCCCACCCATCCGGCAGCGCCACGACCCACCGCGCCAGATACGCCGCCTGGCGCCGCGTGCGCTCGGTCAGGGGCAGCATCCGCGCGTTCTCAAGGTCGGTGAACTCAGCCCACTCCTTGACCGACACGTTGGTCAGGTCAATCTTGAGGCCGTCGATCTGGATGCGCTCGCCGGTTTCGTCCTGCGATTTGTCTTTTGCCATCATGCCCTCTCAAGAGGGGCGGGTTGCCCCGCCCCGCTGCTAGAACGTGTGCACGTCCGGATCGAAGACGCTCGTGCCGTAGACGCCGCCCTGCGGGCTGAACGTCGCGGTGCGGACAATCGCGTCGTTGTACGGGATGCTGAACGGCTTCGACTTGATGTAGCACGGGAAGCCACCCTTCGGCTTGCCTGCCGCCGTGCCCTCCGGCCCGTAGATCAGCGTGCCCTCGGTGCCGACCGGAATCGCGCCCCAGGTCGCGGTCCCGTTCGTGCCGATGTACTTGCACGTCAGGGTCGCGCCGGTCATGCACACCGTCGGCTTCATGTACACGTACTCGTCGGCCCCAGCGGTCATGTCCGCCTCGTTGGTATCCATCGTGATTTCCAACGAGGTCTGGTCGCCCGAAATCACATAGTTCTGCCCGCCCGTCTGAAAGATGACCACCAACTGGTGGCCGGTCAGGCGCTGTGTTGCGCTCATGGATTCACCTCAACCACTGCTCGAATGCGATAGGTGCCGCCCGCCTGCCAGTACTGCCGTCCGTCTTCGGTCACCTGGAACGTCCACGGACGTTCATGCTGGCAGCGCACGGTTTTCCAGTTGCCCCCCAGGGACAAATCTTGTTCGTGGAGCGCGGCGCGGATTTTGTCGGCCAGAGACAGCGCATCAGGCGCTTCTGCCGCGATAGCCTTCACATCCACCCACACGTCCAACTCATCACGGGGCGTCTCATTGAGCGACCCCCCGGCCGCGATCTGCATGACAATCACGGGCAGCGGCGCGCTCTGCGGCGCCAGCACCGGATAGACGCGCGTCGTGACCGCCTTGACGGCGGTGTCGGCAATCAGCTTGCCCCGGATGCCCTCAAACAGCGCGCTAATCACGGTCCCGCCGCCGCCGTTCCCACTCGGTCATGCTGGCCTGTTCCCGGCGGTCGTAGGCACCGCCCAGCTTCGAGGCCAGCCACATGCAAATAAACGACGCCACGAAGTACGCCGTGGCAAGGCTGGCCGCCGCGTCCTGCTGCGGGGCGTAGGCTTGATCGGTCATCAACCACTGCACGCCGGTCAGGAACAGCGCGCCGGACGCCAGCATAAGCGCCGTAAAGCCGAGTACCAGGATCACTTTCATTCGACTACCCTCCCATTGCACGCTTCACAATGCCGGGCGCGACTTGTCGCAGTGTGACGGCTGTCGGGCGCATGAAGGGCCGCGCGGCCATCTTGTACGTCCCGAACTCCAGGTACAGCGAGTAGTGCGCGCCAGCGAGTAGAATCCAATGATAGCGATCCTGCTGCGCAATGGTAATCGAGTCGCGCAGCCACCCGGTGATGATGCCGGGCGGGTGACCGGGCGACGACGGCGACGGCCCGCTGACCAGCGCCTTCGCGCTTTTCTGGCCGACTTCCGCCACCTCTTTGATCGCCGTTTCGAAGCGCGACGACAGTACCGCCTCAATCGTGCGGAACAGCCCCGGCGTTACCGTGGCGCGAAAATCCAGCATCACCCCGCCCCCAGCTTCGACAGAATGCCGCGCCGCACAATGCGCTGGCTATGGTCGTCGTGCACCTGCACCAGTTCATACGTCACGTCAGCCACGCTCACCCGGTCGCCGTCGCGCAGGTCGGCATCCCACGGTACGGAAAGCTGGTACCACGCCTTGCCGCGCTCCTGCAGGGCAATCACGCGGTCCCCCTGCGCCATCTTCAAGGGGTCGATCCGCGCCGCCACCGTGCCGGCCGCGCGGTACGTCTCCGACCATGCACCGCTGGCCGTCACCGTCCCCTCTGGCCGCAGAATGACGGCCTGGTCTGGCAGCAGCCCCAACGCCTCGGCGCGCAGGTCGGCCAGTTCGTCGGGCGACAGCATCAGGCTCACACCAAGTCTCCCCGCACGACTTGCACCGACTGAATGCCGGCCTTCGCCTCATATTCGGCGGCCATCTTCAGGCAGTGCGCGATGACCTGGCTCCGGTTCAGACGGTGGTTATCCGTCTGCACGTCGTAGCGTTCCGCGTAGGCCGCCGCCTTGCGCCGCCACACGTCCGCCGCCGCGAGATTCATCTGATACGACCGCCCGCGCAAGTAGTAGGTCGTGCCGCCCTGGTCGGCGGTGAAGCGGATGTAGCCCGAGGCGTAATCGACGGTATAGTCGGCGGTCCCGACAGCCTCCCCGCTGGTGTTCTCGACGCGCCAGTACTGCGCCCCGCTGGACGCTTCCTCGAAATTGCCGAGCGGCGCGTAGTAGTCATGCCAGACGGTCGTGCCGTTGACGTATTCGGGCTCGGCCTCGAGCGGCGCGCGGTTCAGGTCCACCCGCCGGGCGTCGAGCACGTCTTGCAGCGCCTCGTCGGACCAGTCCGCCGTCCCGGCATTGGTCATCCCCCGCAGCCGGGTGATGAGCGTCAGCATCCCCGCGCGCGCCGCCATCACATCACCCCGATATGCACGAGGAAGGTCAGCGCGTCAGTGTTCGTGAAGTCCGGCGTCGCATCCGCCACGAAGTAGGCGTACAGGTTGCCATCGGCGGCGTTGTATTCGAGTTCGGCGTCGAGCTTGACCTGCTCGCGCTTGAAGTTGCCGATCGTGTCGTAGGTGCTGATCGCGATTGGGTCGCCGATCAGCTTGTGCCAGTCCGCGATCTCCAGCGCGAAGGCAGCGTGGTCCGCGATCTCCGCCGGTTTCTCGCTGAAGACGTACAACTTTCCGGCCGCGCCCACGCCGTCCTTGTCCACGACTTGCACGCGCGAGATATAGCCGGACGCCCTGCCGCTTTCCTCGTTTTTTACGGGCAGCGTCATCAGCCCGCCCACCACATCCCCGGCGCTGTACTGCGTCGCGGAAATCGTGGGCGTGAGCTTGATCGTCCGAAACTGCCAGAGCACGAGCATCGACATGATTACCACCTCTCCCCATCTGCGACGCTCGCCAGCGCCGCTTCGTATGCGTCGATCATCCGGTCAAATGCATGTTCTTCCAGCACCCACTCCCGGATAGCGCGCCGGTCCAGCAGCGCCGCGTCACGCACGGCTTCGACCATTTCTACCGGGTCTTCACAGATAAACCCGCTGACGCAATGCTGCACGTGCTCCGCAGCGCCGGTAATATCGAGACAGACGGTCGGCGTTCCGACTGTTGCAGCTTCCAGTGGTAATCTCGGAGCCGCGTCTGACAGACTTGGGTGCAGCAGTGCCAGCGCACTTGAGAGGACTTCCCACTTCTCTTTCCCTCGCAAGGGCGCTAGACCTTCTCCGTAAGCCCGTAGCTCAAATCCGGCTGTTCGGGCAACTGTTCTGGCAATCTCTGGTCCTTTACGTCCAATCGTCCCGCCCATAAAGAGCAGGTGATTACCGGGTGTGGGATTAAATACCCCTTCGTCTTTCACGCCGGTCTTGATAATCCGAGCGTTGGGGAAATACCCCCGCATGTATTCTGTCGCTACTACCACGTTCGGCGGCTTCCAGGCGCATCCCAGATCGCCGATGCGATTGAGCACCGGTAGATCGGGCCGCGCCTGGCTCAGCAGGTGCGCGTGACTGCCGTCGAGCCATGCGTCCGCCTCAATCGCCATCGCCCCGGCGCCCCATGTGATGAGCTGCCCGCGCGGAAAGACGCTCCCCCGCGCCGCGACCAGCGTCACGGCATGACCGCGCGCGGCCAGCCCGTCGGCGAGGTCCCACAACGAGCGGGACAGCCCGCCGATGGCATCGGGACGTAAGGGCATCCGGTCGTCACTCAGTACGACGATTTGCACGCTTTTTCCTTTTTGGCGCGGCTTTCGGCGCCTCGTCGGCTTCAGCCTGCGCTATCAAGGCTTCGGTATTGCCTGGTTCGCTTCGGAGTGGCGTCACCTGAAAGAGCCGGTGCTCGCCTTCATCTACCAGCACCTCAACCGCGCAGCCCTCAAACAGCGCACGCACCTCGTCTTCGGTGTAGCTGCGCAGCGCGTAGCGGTCGTGCCCTGCCGGCGGGCTGCTGATGAGCGCGTAGCGCTCGCAGTTGAGCGCCGCCGCCAAGAGCAGGGACGGGTCTGCCATGTGCTCAAGCGATTCGAGCGCCAGCACATAATCACTGATTTGCGGCAGCGCGTCCCGCTCGGCGTGGTAGAACGACGCGCCCGGCACCCTCTCGCGCGCCACGGCCAGCGGCCCGTCGAGCACATCCACGCCCGTCACAGCATAGCCGCGTGCCACCAGCAGGCTCGCCGGATAGCCATCCCCGCAGCCCACGTCGAGCAGCGTCGCGCCGTCGCCTTGCTCGGGCAGATAGCGCAACACCTGCTTGACCCAGCGCACATACGGATTGCTGTCTCCCGCTGCGGCCCATCGCCAGTGATAATCCGCGCCCAACTGCTTATACTTTCGCTCGCTCACGGAGTGCCTCCCGTTCCTTGCGCCGTCCGGCGCGCGCCTGCGTGACGGCGCCCTGTTCGGCAGCCACGTCCCGCGCAATCTCGGCCAGCACCGGCTTCCAGTAATGGTTTGCGACATGATCGGCGTCGTAGGCGTCCATCGTCTTTGCCACCGCCGCGCGCAGGTCGGCATCCCCGCGCCGCTGATACGCCTGTTCGAGCGCGTCCACAATCTCCGGCACGCTCGGCGTCACCTGATAGCTGTCCTGGCTAAAAAACTTGTCGCTGAAGCCGACCTTCCAGCCCAGCCCGTCCGTCACCAGTTCCGGCATGGCGCTGAAATCGGTCACGATGACCGGGCAGCCGCACGCCTGCGCCTCAATAATGGTCAGGCCGAAGCCCTCGCCCCGCGTCGCGTGCAGCAGCACGTCAAACGTGTTATACGCCTGCGCCATCCACTGCCACGGGATGAAGCCCCGCGCGTAGCGGTAGCTCGGCACTTCCACGACCGCCCCTTTGGGCAGGCCCGCCAGTTCGATGATGCGCCGCAGGTTCTCGCCTTGCATCCCAAGCATGTCGGTGTGCAGGTAGAGCACGGCGTCCTTGTGCCGGCGCTGGAACTCGGCAAACGCGCGGATCTGCTGGTCGAACGCTTTGCGGCTCGGCGCGCCCTTGTTGGCTGCCACCAGCCCCACCACGAACTCGCTCTCCTTGAAGCCAAGCGCCTTCCGGCTCTCGGCGCGGTCCAGCGGCTTGTACACGCTGCGATCCACGCTGTGCGGGACGTAGAGCGGGTCAAAGCCTGCTTCTTTTAGCTTCTTGACGCCAAACTGCGAATAAGCAATCGGGCGGCGGCACGCCTTGAGCACGTCCACCACAGCCGGCGGCGCGGGGTCGTGGTCAATCGGGAGCCACGGATACCACGCCACCTGCGACATGACTTCCGGCGCCAGCACCCACACGTCCATGAGCGTCACAACAATATCGGCCTGGACGTGCGTCGCGTCGGCGACAATCACATCGTTGCCGTAGGGGTTCTGCGACGCGGGCAGAATCAAGATACCGTCCCACAGGCTCGGTGCGCCTTGCAACCCGTAAAACGCCGTGACGCTCATCTCGTGGCCGAGGTCGCGCAGGCGCGGCACATTGACCTGCGTCTGGTTGCCGTAGCCGGTACAGACATGAGGGGCATTTGAAAGCCATAAAATTTTCATATCGCACCCCTTTCCGTTATTTGCATTGTTCTATGTGCCGCGTTAGAATACCATTGAACATCGGTTCGTATTTGAGGGAAAAAACGATGCCAAGACGATGACGTTATTCTCCATACTCACCATATCGCTGCCTGGGCAGACTACCCCGAACTCCGATTTGACCCCGACAATCTGATTACGCTCTGCTCGCTCTGCCACACATGGGTGCACAGTAGCGAGAATACCGAGAGCGAGTACATTCAGCGTTAGTTCGGGGCGGGAGTTCAGCCCCCGCCCCACCCATCCACGAAGGCCCGGCTTACTTGCCGAGCAGATAGTCGATCACGACCACGCCGCGCGTCGGGTCAGACGAGTTGGTTTCCTGCTTATCCAGGACCAACCACTCGCCCGCTGCCAGATACGCGTTCGACAGCACAAACGCCTTCGGCACGCCCGCCTCAAACGGGTCGGCTGTGCCGCCGAGCGGTGCCGCCACGGTCCCGCCGACTGCCTTGATCGCGGTCCCGGCGGTCCCGTAGTTGTGCAGCGAAAGTGAGAACGCAGTACCACCCGCTCCTGTCGCGGCTTCGTTGACCGCGTAAGCCGACACGATCGTCAGGCCACCGCCGTCTTCGGCGTTCGGCGCGCGCAAAATGCGCTGCTGCACGTTATCGCCCGCCCACGACGCCGCGTCGAGCGGCACGACGACCTGCTTCACATCCATCGCATTACTCACGACTCACTCTCCTTAGCTCGGTGTCGCCGCGTCGCCGACGATGGCAATCCCGCGCTTCGGGTCCCATGTGCCGTAGGCGTACCACATCGACGCGTTCAGTTCCGTCGCCTGACGGCTCGCGTCACGCTGCGGCTCGATGCTGAACGCCCGGCGCTCGTCATAGGCCAGCGCCATCGGGTTGTACATCGCGCCCACCGCGTCCCCGTTCCCGTCCACCGCGATCGATGGCGTCACCACGAACGTCACCCCGCCGAGGATGGTGCTGGTGAAAAACGAGTTCACAAGCGCATCCTGGAAGCCGGGCGCGTTGGCGATCTCCGCGCCGGTTGCCAGCGCCGAGGTAACCAGGTGCGCCCATTGATAGGGGTGCAGAACGCACCAGTACGGGCCGGGGATTTTAAGCCCCTGCATGAGCGAGCGCGCGCCGATGAGCTTGGCCCACGTGATGGTCCCGCCCGCCGAGCCGATGGTCCCGCCGGTCAGCGAGCCGAACAGCGACGCGATTTTCTCGTCCACGTCCTGCGCGAACGACGAACCCAATTCCAGAGCCGCGTCCAAACGAACGTTCTGCGCGTCGGTTGCGACCCGCTGGTCCGACAACAGGAACATGTCGGCATGGCGATGCGGCGTCAGGGTGTTGAGCAGGGTGCGGTCGAACCGGGTCGGCGTCACGTCTTCCAGTTCATCGACCTGGCGCGGATTCGCCTGCCCGTATTCCGTGACCTTACGGGGCTGCATACCGGCGGTATCACGGAATACCGTCACGGTGCGCGCCAGCAGGTTCTGCTGCCGGAGCGTAAACAGCGCCCCCTCATAAATGTCGTTGGTGATGGACGTAATGTCCGCCCAACGAGTCGGTCCAGTGGTCATGCTCGTTACTCCTCAGGTAGCACGACGCCGCCGCCGCCGAAGGGGTTGGTCTGCCCGCTCATGCGCGCCTGAATGTCTTTGACAATCTGCGGCGTGCCCGGACTGCCCCCGCCGGGGTTCGTCGGGTCAATCTTGGGCGGGCGCTTGCCGTCCTGCGCCAGCAGGTGCGGCGATTGTGTCGCCAGCGCCTTGAGCGCTTCCTCGACACCCTTCACGGTTCCGTCGTCGTGCAATTGGACGTTGGTGCGGTCGAGCAGCTTCACCGCCTCGGCGGGGTTGATAAACGCCCCGCGCTCGTCAGTGCGCCGCGCCGCCGCTGCCAGGATCGCATTTTCGATCACCAACTCACGCTCGCGCGCTTCCAGCTGTGCGAGTCGGCTGGCAATGTCGCTTTCCTGGTCTTTCGCCGGATCAGGCTTCTCTTTCTTGTCCTGCTTGTCGGCGGGCTGGGCGTGCGCTTCGAGCGCCTGCTTTGCCTCCTGGTAC